CAGGTGGAGCCGTAGCTACTATAGCTTTAGGTTCTGCCACAGGTGATAATGGTACTAGCGGTGCTGGCTCAGCTGTTGATGCTGCTGCAACTGCTACTGATGGTGGAGGTTCTGATTTAAAAGTAGACCTCGCTGTTGGTGGTGATGTTGTTACTGCAATCACAGTTGATGCTGCAGCTGCAAACGATGGTGATGGTTATCGCATTGGTGATAAGATTACTGTTACTGCAGCCAATGCTAGTACAGCAACAGACGTAGTTGGATACGTCACAGCCCTTGAATACGAGAACTAAGAATGACAAATGCAACAGTCTTAGCTCAGGGTAACACAGATGCTACACCAAACGAAGGTCAAGGTGTTGCTGGTCCTACAGGTCCAGTCCCTAGAACTACAAGTTCTGCTGTAGCTGCTGCTAGTGCTCTACCTTTAGCAACTGTAACTGGCACATTAGCTGCTGGTAACAAGTACGGTACTAACAGTACAGGTACACTTAAAGGTAGTGCTATCAGACACTCTGTAGCTAAAACAAAGAGCGGTGTAACAGCCGCCTCTGAGGTATACTCAGAGACAATGAATTTCCGTACAGCCTATTCAGGTCAGGAAGCAGATAGCCCAGCTATCAACGAAGCAAGCGGTGACGCTAACCGTGCTGCTTAACATTTAAGGGAGGCTTCGGTCTCCCTTTTTTTTATTCACAAATATTATTATGCCTATACCTACCACTAATGCTACAGACGAATTACCTGCTGTCAATCAGATACTTGCATCAGTTGGTCAGGCTCCTGTAACTACCCTCGATCAAACCAACCCAGACGTTGCGATTGTATATGACACATTGTTACAGGTGTCTAAAGAGGTACAAGCAGAAGGCTGGACCTTCAATAAAGAGTTTGCTTATACGTTAATTCCAGATGCAAACGATGAAATTATAATACCAAATAATATATTACAAATAGATTTAACTGATGATTATCAGGATATAGATGCTGTAAAAAGAGGAGGTAAATTATATGAACGAGTTGAGCATACTTTTAAATGGACAGCTAAATCAGAATACGAATTTGATATAGTATGGTGGTTTGATTGGATTGATTTACCAATACCAATACAAGATTATATTGTATCAAAAGCAGCTACAATAGCAGCTCAACGTATTGTAGGTGATCAGCAATTAGTTGCATCATTACAACAACGTGAGATGTTATCTAGAGCTAATGCTATGGAGTATGAATGTAATCAAGGTGACTTCACCTTCTTTGGACATCCACATGGATCAACTTATAAAACAAGTTACAAACCTTACAAAGCTCTAGAACGCTAATGGCAAGTGTTACACAACGTGTCCAAAGTTATACAGGTGGGGTATCTAAACAACCAGATGATAAGAAGTTTCCGGGTCAAGTTCGAGAAGCTTTAAATTCATACCCTGATCCTACCTTTGGTCTACAGAAAAGACCCGGACTTAAATTTTTAACAGCATTAAAAGATGCTAGTGGTAATGCTATTACAGGTACTACTCTTGATAATGCTAAATGGTTTTATATCCACCGTAATAATGATGAAAAATATATAGGGTGTATTGTAGGTCACGGTACACCAGCTAATGCTGATATTAATGTATGGAATGCTACGACTAAAGTTAGATCTACAATTAATTTTGGTGCTAACTCTACTGAAATAACTGCTAACAAAGGTTATTTAAGTGCTCTTACTAAGAATGATTATCATGTACTAACTGTACAAGATACATCCATTATTACAAATAAACAGAAAACTGTTACAACTCAAGCTGACCCCTCCTATACTGCTAAGCTGAATGCTACAGTAAGGTTACATGGTATTGAGTATAGCTCACCTTATACTATTAGAATTAAGGTTGGTAGTAACACAGAGCAAGTATTTAACAGACCAACATATGCAGCGGATGCATTTGGTAGTAATACTGTTACTGATCCTAAGCTAAATGCAGCTCATATACTAGGTAATACGTCAGCTATAAACAGTACAAATGGTTTAAAAGGTTTAATAGAAGCTAAAATATCAGCAGGTGGTGATGGTTTTGACAGTAATATGTCAGTAACTATGACTGCATCTACCCTTGAAATTGTACATAACACTGCTTTTACAGTTACAGTTGAGGCTGGTACAGATGGTAGGAGATTAACATGTTTCCAAGATGAAGTAAATAATGTAGCAGATCTACCAGATGAATCTATACATGGTAGAAAAGCTAAGATTGTTAACACATCTAATCAAAACGATACATATTTCTCACAGTTTGTAGCAACTAATGGTGTCTCTGGACCCGGTTATTGGGAAGAAACTCTAGGCTATGGGATGTCTCCCGGTCTAACAGCCTCTACAATGCCTCATGAATTAGTTAATACTGGTACAGATGCTTTTACATTCAGACCTATTACATGGACTGCTAGATTAGTAGGGGATGATACTACTAACTCACATCCATCCTTTAAAGATTCTAAAATTCAACAAGCCTTTTTCTATAATAATAGGTTAGGATTTTTAACACAAGATAATGTGTCTATGAGTCAGTCAGGTGAATTCTATAACTTCTATCATATTTCAGCTCAAACTATTACAGCTGCAGATCCTGTTGATCTTAGTTGCTCTAGTATTAGACCTGCTGTACTACATGGGATTATCCCTGTAGCATCTGGTTTGATTCTATTCTCTGAGAATCAGCAGTTCCTTATGTATTCAGCTGATGGTAACCTATCACCAACAACAGCTTTGATACGTGGTCTATCTAACTATGAGATGGATACAAATATCGATCCTGTTGATGTAGGTACCGTTGTTAACTTCATAAGTAAAACACCAGCCTATTCTAAAATATTTGGTATGACTCCCAGAGGAGAGGGTCAGATGCCTTTAGTTAGAGATGTAGGTAAAGTGGTGGCAGAGTATGTTCCACAGACCATAGACACGCTTATAGCTAGTCCTCAAAACTCATTCATTGCTATGTTTGGTGGTACAGATAGTAAGGTATACTTTTACCGTACCCACAGTGATGGAGAAAGGGAGGTATTACAAGCATGGTTTAACTGGGATTTACCCGGTAATGTGTTAGATCTAGTTGTAGATTCTGATGTATTATATACTGTGGTTAAACAATCTAATGGATTCCAGTTGTTAAGTGCTAACCTTGGTACTACTATTGAAGATGAAATTTTGATTACTGAAAGTGGTATACAATTGAATCCTTACATGGATTTCTATGCTAAAGCTTCTAGTGTTACTTATGATGCTGCTAATAATTTATCGAAATGTTATTTACCTTATGCAGATATAACAACATTTGATCCTATAGTTGTAATTGCAGGTGACGCTTCAACAGCTGATTCAGGCTTTACAGTTAAACCTGAAAGAGGTTCTGATAATACTGGAGCTTATTTCTCAGTAATTGGTAAAGATTTCTCTGGTATTGCTAATAAAGTGGTTGTAGGTTTTAGCTATAATTATGATATAACATTACCAAAAACTTATTTCCAATTAGATCAAGGCATTGCTGATTATACAGCAACACTTACTATTGCTAGAATGAAGTTTTCTGTAGGACGTTCTAGTACTATAGGTTTTAAATTAAAATCTAAAGGATATAAAGGTGAGACTCAATCTTTTACAGGAGATGGTAGTACTACAGCTTTTTCTCCTGATTATAAAGTATCAGATAAAAGAGATATTCATGTAAAGAAAGATGGTCAAGTACAAACACTTGGTACTGATTATACAATAGCAGATCATTCTACTTTAACAGATCATATTACTGTTACTTTTTCAAGTGCCCCAAGTGCAGCTACAACTTCTGCTAATTTTACTACACCTGCAGAATCAATAGAAATATATGAAGACAACTGGTATGATATACAACCAGTTCAAGAAGCTAATGAATACTTAGCTGATGACGTACCTATGCGTGATCAAAATGTATTTACCGTGCCTATCCACCAACGCACAGACAACTTCACATTACGAGTCTTTAGTGACTCACCATTTCCTGTATCGTTAACATCAATGATGTGGGAAGGAAACTATTCACCCCGATTCTATAGAAGAACCTAATGGCTACCACCGAAGAACGTAAGGCTAACAAAAAGCAAAACGAACCTATCTTAGATAAGGTTTGTAGCGGCAACCCAGATGCAAGACAGTATCTATATTTAATTACTAGAGCTGCTAGAATCTGGGATGATATACAAGATCAAGATAAGGAAGTAACACGTGAAGAATTATTAGAAGCTTTTGAAATTTTATTTGTTCAATTACCTACTAATAAATTCTTCTCTCAAAACTACGATGTTCTTTTATCACAACACCTTACGATTTTTAATACATGGGTAGCTGCTAATGAACGAGAAAAAGGGGATGAAACAGATAAGATGTATTCTCATGTATGGTCACAAAGTATAAATGAAATACTACCTATTGTGGCTTTATTAACTCAAAGTTATAATCACATGAGAAACACATCAACAGTAATGAGAAGAGTATTTCAGGAACCATTACCAGAGGAATAAACTATGGCAGGTTGGACAGGTGACGGTGGTAGAGGAGATCAACAAAAAGCTATTGAACAGCAATACGAATACAACAATAAAATGTGGTCGTATAATTGGGCTGAAACACAGTCTAATTATGCATTTCAACAAGAAAATATTGCTATTCAAAAGATTAATGAACAAGCACTCCGTAACTTCCAGAACCAAACTAACTTTAACGGTTGGTTAAATAGAGAAAATATACGAATGTATGAATACGGCAAAGATGTGGAAGCATACAATGCCAGTGTAGAATCATACGAGAAACAATTAGATTATAATGATATAGCATATGATATAGCATTGAATGATGCTAACCGTGTATATCAAGATCAATTAATAGGCTTTGGCTTTCAAAACCAAGACATATTAATGAAGTACCACGAAGGTGGTGAGCAAGCATCTCTAGATACTAAAGGTTTAACTAATAAACTTAGCCAAGCATCAGCTTTAGCTGGACTACAGATGGATGAGACTAAGTTAAATAAGGCATCCTTTGAAGCTGAGAAGGCAATGGAAGATGCTGGTTTAAGGCATAGCTTAGCAGCTGGTAAAGCTGAAGCTGCTTTTAAATCACAAGAGCAAAGGATAAGTTATTTAGGTCAGGAAGGTAAGCAAAGGAACTTAGGTCAAGCAGGTAGATCAGCAGCGAAATCCGTACAAGCGTTATTAGCAGGGTATGGTTCAGCTCAAGCAGCTATGGCAGATAGCATCAGTAGAGCTGAGTCTAAATATATGCTAGATAAACGTAAGATATCTGAATCATTAGTACAGAATGCTAAGATGACGAATATCAGGATTGATCAGATTGGTAACAATCTCATGAATACTAAGATGGATGCTCAGCATCAACAAGATCAGATTGGTCTTAAGTTCAGTCAGCTTAAGGATCGCACAGACTTTAATAGGCTACAACTACAGCAGTCTATGATTAGTTCTGGCGAACAACATGAAGCTAATAAGACTAAGCTTAGCATGGATAAATATCAACAAGATCTTAATGCTGCAGCTAATCTTATGCCTAGACCTGATGCACCTCCAATGGAGATTAAACCACTTAATATTCCACAGACTACTTATCAAGATCCTAGACCACCATCTGAACCACCTAAACCTGAGAAGGCTGTTAACACTGTACAGAGACCAAACTTCTTTAATACAATGTTACAGATTGCAAGTATTGGTGCTAGTATTTATGCTGGTAGTGGTAGTGATATAGCTTTGAAAGAAAATATAATGAGGACAGGTAGGTCTCGTAAAGGTATACCGATTTATGAATGGAATTATAAACACAGACCTGACCAAAGATACCAAGGTGTCATGGCACAAGATCTGGTAGAATCTTATCCATCAGCGGTTAAAACTGGACCTAACGGTTACTTAGAAGTAGACTACAGTCAAATAGACGTAGAATTTAAAGAAGTTTAACTATGACATCATTCCAAGGGTACGCCCAATCTAGTAGTGTTGAAGCAAATACTATTAAGGTGCATGATCCTGCTAAAAAGATCCTCGAAGAAAAGAGGAGAAAGTCTGACCAGATGCGTCGCCAAGGTGAAGCAGAAACTAAAGTCAGACAAGACTGGATAGCAGCAAAAAGAACTTCGTTTGAAAAAGAAGATGCAGTAAGACGCTCTAACGAAGTATTAAGAAAAGGTTTCTCTGCAGATTGGCAGAAAGGTTTTTCAAAACAATGGGAAACACGTATTGCCAATGCTGAAGCACAAGCCCAAGCAGCTCGTAATAAGAAAAGCACCTTAGAACAAGTAGCTCATCTACTTCCTAAGGCGATGGCGATTGAAGAGCAGATAGACGGTAAAAGACGTAAGGATGGTATGGCATTGGGTAATGCCTTATCAACTAAGTTTGGTATTGATATAGAGAATTTAGATGCTATACAAAATGTTAAAGGTAATCTAAGAGATCTTTACGCAGCAGATACTGGAGCTATTGCAGAGCTACGTGAAAAGGGTGCTTCATTTGAAGAGATCCAACAGATCCGTAGGTTAAGTGGTTATAGAAGATTAGGTGTACAGGAAGCTCAGCTGATACGAGGTAAACAAAGTATCACTAATTTCTGGAACAATCTAAATGATAAGCCATTAAAATTAGGTGGTGGTTTAGGTGAGCACTCTTTAGTAGGTGCTATGAGATCTGGTAATAAAAACCAATTAGTACCAGCTGTCAACCTTGAAATAGAAAAACAGTTTTTAGCACAGTTTGAAGGGTTTGATCAAGACCTTATAAAACTACATCTTTCAGACGCTATTAATAGGCAGAAAGCAAGGATCAATGCTTATACTCATGAAAATGATATGAAGCGTGCTATTGCTGATCAACAGGAAGAAGATAAAACGTTACTTGAAACACAGATAAATATAGATGGACCACAAGCTTTTATAGATGCCATACATATTGGGTCTGGACCTAATAATGAATATATGTCACACTCTGTAGAACAGAATGGTAACTTAGTTGCATCTTTAATCGAAGAAGGTAGGCTTGGTGATGACTTTATATTAAAACTAAAAGAACATCCAGTCTTACCTAATGGTGAAAAGGTTGAAGTTGCTTATGGTAAACGCTGGGGTAAGTGGATTGATAAATTTGAAGCTTCTTCAGCTAAATTTAAAAAGAATCAAAGTGCTGAAATAAATGCTAAGTTAGCGTTAGAAGAAGCTAGGTTTAAATTACAAGCTAGTCAAGCTGAAGATAAAATCATCGCTGAATATGAGAATATAACTGAAAGTGATTTTGTCGAAATGTATAGGATGGCTACTGAGTTCAATCCTAAAAACACACACCTAAAAACTACTATAGATAAATATCTTGGTATGAAACGTGGTGGTGTTAATGATGAGCTTGGTGAACCAATTTTATTTAGATTGGAAAATAACAATATGCTTACTAGAGCAGCTGTTATTAATCAACGTATGTCACCAGAGAAAACTAATAAATGGTTAAAAAAAGCAGATAAACTAAATCCATATAAACCTTCAGATGAACACGATAAAGGTTTTAAAAAAGAAGCTGAACTAGCTGTAGAAAATATCCTAACTAGATACGGTACTAAATCTGAAAAAGTTCAGTCATCATCTATGGCAAGGCAATATGGTGTCAAAATGATGCGTATGTATTATAAAAAAGCTATCATTGATGGTAATTCTCCAGAGCAAGCTCAGCTAAATGCTATATCAGAATTTAATAAACTGTTAACTACAGACTCTTATAAAATATCTGAACGTAGAAATGTAGATGGTAAGCTTATACAAGAACCTCATTTCCCTGCTTTTCAAGTTACACCTAAGAAATTTGCTTATCCATTTAGCCAATATACTACAGAAAAGTTCAGAAAGAATCCTAATATCTTTAAAGAAGAATTAATGGGGCCAGCTGAAGATCTTATAGAATGGGGTTATGGTGTTGAATCAGGTACCAGTAAAGGTATACCACCTTGGATTTATCATCTTACCAGTAAAATGGGTACCAACCCTGATGGTGGGCAGAAGATATCACCAGCTCTTGTAGCTTACGAGCAGTTAGTTTTAGCTGTTGGAAGAAAAAGAGCAGATGAGTTAATACCAAGAGACTTACTTATATCTGCTGTTCAAGTAGAAAATAAGATAGACCCATCTTGGAGATCTATTATGTGTCTAGGTCCGAATGAAGCTCAGTGTGGTTTATACTGGAGTGAACAGACACAATCTAATACTATTAAACCAAGACCTGTGACGGGCAATGTTAATACATTTAAGTCTGGTTCTATTTATAGAGACGAATCAGGTTTAAGTGACGATGCATTGGAATTTGTTAAATTAAGGAGGTAACTAATGTCCGACTATCAATTAAATGCCGGACAGGATTACAACCCTAACCGTGCACAAGAAGAATTTGAAGCATCAGAGAATGCAAAATATCAATTACAATTAGAAGAGGAAGAAGCTAAAAAAGCTGAAGCCGAAAGGATTCAAAAAGAAGCTGAAGTTAAAGAAGCTACTCCTACTACAACTGACAAAGCTGTTAAAGGTGGTAAAGGTGACTACTCTTGGGGTGGTCATGAAGATCAAAAGAAAGCAGCTGACGCAGATGGTGATGGCATACCTGATGGTAACCAGACAGGTGCTGTTAAAGCTTTAGAAAATATAGTACATACAGGTGCTGCACCAGCTTTAGGTGTGATGGATTTTGCATCTGATGTTGCTGGTCTTGTACCTTGGTTAAAACCTGCTGATGAATGGTGGGATAATAATTCACCAAGATCTGATCATCCTGTACATAAAATAATTAGAGATGCATCTTCAGTTATTATTCCAACTATGTGGGGTGGTGGTGTTATAACAGGTAGTCTTAGAGCTGCTACGGCTGCTAGAAGCATACCTCAAGCCACACGTGTACTAGGTACTATTGCTGCACATGCTGGAGTAGATACTACAGTTACTGCTATTTCTTCTCATTCTAAAAATCAAGATAATATAGCACGTACTCTTAATGATTGGCTAGGTTGGGATATACCATGGGCTACAAGAGATGGTGACAGTCCTGATGTAATGAGAAAGAAAAATATCTATGAATCTGCTGGAATGAGTTTCGGTGTAGATTTAATACAAGCTGCATTTTCATTAGGTAAAGTAGTTAAAGCTATACCTGTAGATGAAGCTGCTGAAAGAAGCTTAGCTAAATATGCATCAGGTTTTGAAGGTCAAGATCCTATATCTGCTAATGTATTAGGTAGAAGATCTAGTAGAACTAATGCTCAAAGAGCTGAAACCTTAGAGCGTTTGATTAAAGATCCTGAAGGTAAGAACTATGATGCCTTTATTAATGAACCTATCCCTGCTCCTAACTGGAGAGCAGTTACAGATTTAGATGTCAATCCAGTTATGGCTAAGATTGATAACTATAGGATTCAAAATAATATTGGTACTACAAACGGTAGATCAAGACCTGTTGTTAATTCAGGGTTTATGAAAAGTGTAGCTAATGCTACTGCTTCTATCCGTGCTGGTAAGTTTAAAGAGTTATTTGATAACGATCTTTCAGCTAATATTGGAGCTAGTATTAAAGGTAAAAAGGTTGCTCCAAAGCAATTAAACCAAGCTATAACCAAGCTATATGATCAAGTATTTGATCCTGATATCAACCTAAGGCAGATGGAAGATATTGTAAATGACATGAAAAATAATGTTTATAGTCAACAAGCGTTCCTCGGTGCAGAAGAATACAAAGTTGTCAATCAAGCATTCCAAGATGCATTTACAGATCTTTATGATCCTAAAGTAATGAGAGCTTCAGCTATGGTAACTAACCAAGCTGCTGGTACTATTGCTGATACATCTGCTGCTATTAACATGATAGGGGATATAGCACATACTGGAAGACAGCATGAAATTATCTTAGATAAACTTAAATTCTTAAGTAATGAAGTTAAGATCAATAAATATATAGCTAACAAAGCTGATGAGTATAAGCGTATTGCTACGCAGAACCCATCAACATTACAGCAATGGGTCTTAAATCAGAAAGGTGAATTCAATAGAGGTGTGTCTAGATCTATATTAGAGAGTAATAGAAGATTCGATATCTTACATGACATAGCTAAAAAAAATCCTAATTATCTAAAACCCCTAGCAGAAGCTATGGAGGCAACAAACGGTGATGTAGATCAAATCTATAAACTTAACCGTTACATGGAGAATAGGATTGGTTTAATTAAAAAAGGATTCTATGATGCAGAACCTGAAATACCTAGTGCAGTTGTACAAGGTTTAAATGGCGTACGCTATAACCATATTCTATCTGGTCTTGCTCCACTACGAGCTATGGCTGGTAACATGACATTAACAGCTCTTAAACCAGCATCCGTATTAGTAGGTGCTAAGTTAACTGGTGATGCAGCTACCTTCCAAAAAGCATTATGGACATATGGTGGTTTCTCTGAAAACATTAAACGTGCTTATAAAGTACTAGGTGATGAATGGAGACTAGCCAAAGCTAAACCTGAGGAAGCTATGATGCGTGGTCGTGCAGACTTGCGTCAGTCTCGGATGGAAGACTTTGATGCCATGGAAGCTATGATAGAAACTTGGAGAAAAGAAGGTGCTAATGGTAAAGTAGCAATGTGGAATATTGCCAAAGGTTTGACATGGTATAACAACAACCCATTTGTAAGATGGGGTACAAATGCTATGTATGCTATTGACGGATTCACTGGTTCTCTTATGGCTAGTGGTAGTGCTAGAGCTAAAGCTTATGCACAGTTAATGGAAGAAACTAATGGAGCCTTTAGTAAATCTGCTTTCAATAAATTACAGCAAAAATTATATGATGAAGCTTGGGATCCTTCAGGTGTATTGAAAGATAAAGCTGCTAAAAATGCTACTCAAGAAATTGCTTTACAAACTGATAGCGAATTAGCTAACAGATTGAATAAATTTATTGAGAAAGTACCAGCTGCTAGACCTTTATTCATGTTTCCTAGAACTGGTCTAAATGCTTTAAATGTTACATGGTCATTTACACCCGGATCTAGCTTATTACCTGTTTACACTAAAGCTCGTAAAGTACTCTCTGCTCAAAGTATCGGAGAGATGACTGAAGCTTTAGCTGAGCATGGTCTTGAATACAGTGATGAAGCATTTGCTACACTTAAATCTGAATACATTGGTCGTCAGATAATGGGTGGTGCAGTGGTAACAGCTGCTGGTTTATGGGCATTGGAAGGTAATTTAGTTGGTAATGGACCTCATAGTGCTGGTGAACGTAAGAGGCTAGTGCAGATGGGTCAGGAATTCAATGTCATTAAGAACCCAATTACAGGTCAATGGCATAGTTTTAAAGGATTTGAACCATTTGATAGTCTATTAAGTACAGTAGGAGATCTAGTTTACTATTCTAATAGGATAGATCAATCTATTACTGAACAAATGTATCAAAAACTAGCGTTCTCTATTAGTATGAACGTAGCTAACAAGACATTCCTTAATGGATTTGAACCTCTTGTGTCTATGTTTTCTGGTGACGAAGGTGCATTTAAACGGTTTATCGTAAATCAAGGTGATGCTATGATCCCCGGTGCTCCATCTGGTATCAGAAGTATACTTAATAATGCTGTAACACCACAGCTAAAAGACGTAGAAAATGATTGGGGTGCTTTAATTAGAAATAAATGGAAGTTCTTAGAACGTAGTGGTACTGAAGAAGATGGTTTACAAGATCAATTAGATATCTATACTGGTAAACCTATAAGATTCCAAGAGCCTATTACAGCTGCAGTTAATGCTTTCATGCCTTTTGGTAAATCAAATGGTAGTATGGCACCTTGGAGGCAGTGGTTAATAGCTACTGGATGGGATAGTCAACCAGCAATGGAAAAGAATCCTATCACTGGTGAAGACTTATCAACTCAAGATAGGTATAAAGTCAGTAACTGGATAGCTAAGAACATGGATCTTAAAGGTCAGATAGAAGATATGATGAATGCTCCTGATGGTTTTTGGACCAAAAAATTAAAGGAGTATAAAAAAGCTAGAGGCTTAAAAAAACAATCTGACTTTGCTTTAAAAGAATTAGTAACACACCAAGAACTCACAAGAATTCATAGGGAAGCTATGAAGTTTGCTTGCTCTTATCTCGAAAGACACCTCGAAGGATACTCCGAAATAGGTAGGCAAAACGAAATGATTAAGAATGCTTTAAGAAGAGGTGATATACCTGCAGCTTTACAAGCAGATAAATATAAACAGGACATTAAAAACATCCTAGATTTCCAATAAGTAATGGCAACAACTGAAAATTTACATAATGGAACGGGTTCACAAGACACGTTTGCATTCACATTTCCATATCTTAAGGACACTGACATTAAAGTTAGTGTCGGAGGTATTTTAAAGACAGTAACCACCCATTACACTTTACATACTCCAACTACAATTAAATTTACTAGCGGGAATATACCTGCTAGTGGTACGAGTAATGTCAGAGTTTATCGAGAAACAGCTGATACTGCATTACAAGCTACGTTTTATCCGGGTTCAGCTATACGTTCAAATGATTTGAATGATAACTTTACTCAAAACCTATATGTTATTCAAGAAAATAACAATAGAGTTGATAGTGCATGGCAAACAGGTGATGAAACAATCATCAGTACTGAAGCATGGCATACAAGTGATGACACTCGAATAGCTTCAACGAAAGCTATTGAAAATCGTATAGCTGCTCAAATAGATACAGCAATAGAAGGTGATGTTTTAGCTGGAACTGATCTAGCTAAAACTCAATCTGGTGGTCAAGTTACTCTTAATCATAGTGTTTCTGGTGCTAATAGTACAGTTAACAATAGTAACGGTACGGTTTTACAAGATATAACTATAACTGCTCAAGGTCACGTAACTTCAATAGGTTCTTATAATTTAGATGGTAGATATTATACTGAAACTGAGTTAGATGCAGGTCAATTAGATAATAGATATTACACTGAAACAGAATTAGATGCTGGTCAATTAGATAACAGATACTTTACAGAAACTGAGTTAACTAACGGTGCTCTAGATGGTAGATATTTCACCGAAACGGAAGCAGATGCTCGTTATTTTAATATAAGTAGTGGAGATACTATTAAAGATGGTGATGCATTTCCAGATAACGACACATCAATAGCTACTACAGCTGCTATTAATGATAGAATTGTTGATTTATTAGATGATGTTGGTGGATTCGTACCTATAGCAAATGAAACATCTTTTCCTAACGCTAACCCTGACGTTAATAACGGGGCTGGAACTCTTGTATCTATTAAAGCTCTCAGCAGCAACCTTACCTCCAATGGATCTGGAGTGGCGACAATTGCTAACGGCACTGTCGGTAACTCAACAGTCACCATTACTGGTTTAGAGAATAGTACCACTTATGGTGCTACATTAGGTATGATTTTAGAGACTACCTCTACACTTAATACTTATGCATTCCATAGGGTTACACCTAAAGCTACAGAGGTTACAACCGTAGCTAGTAATATAAGTAATATTAATGCTGCTGCAAATAACAGTTCTAATATTAATGCTGCTGTAGCTAATGCTAGTAACATCAACGCAGCTGTATCTAATGCTAGTAATATCAACTCAGCTGTGTCTAATGCTAGTAATATTACTACAGTTGCAGGTATTGATGGGAATGTAACTACAGTAGCTGGTATTTCAGCTAATGTAACTACAGTAGCTGGCATCTCTAGTAACGTAACAACAGTTGCTGGTGTATCTGCTAATGTAACAACTGTAGCTGGTATAGCTAGTGATGTAACAGCAGTTGCTAACGATGCAACTGATATAGGTGCCGTTGCAGGTAAAGCTACAGAAATTGGAAGATTAGGAACAGCTGATGCTGTATCAGATTTAAACACTCTTGGTACAACTGCAATTGTTTCTGATTTAGATACATGTGCTACTAATATTACTAATATTAATAATGTTGGTGGATCTATATCTAATGTTAATACAGTAGCTACAAATATAACTAGTGTAAATGATTTTGCAGCTAGATACCGTATTTCAAGTTCTCAACCATCTTCTAGTTTAGATACTGGAGATCTTTATTTTGATACTTCTGCTAATGAATTACGTGTATATAATGGTAGTTCATGGCAAGGTGGTGTAACAGCTACAGGTAACTTAATTTCTAAAGCTGACATTGGTGCATCGTCTGGAGTACCCGGAGCTGGTTCTTCAGGTCAATATCTACAAACAAACGGTTCTGGTACCCTTAGTTGGCAGACAATACAAAACGTTGTAGCTGAAACAGATCGAATAATTGCTAGTAACTATACAATAACTACTGGTAAAAATGCTATGAGCGTTGGTGATGTAACCATTGCAAGTGGCGCAACTCTTACTGTACCTAACAATTCTATTTATAAAGTAATCTAATCATGGCATACGGAAAAATTAAAGCTGACGCAATTATTTATGATAATTCTGGGTCAGATGTCGAAAAAACAATAGCTGTATTAGCTGACCCTACTCCTGAAGGTACAGCTATTAAATCAACAGGTGAAGCAGTTACTACAAAATTCCTAAGAACAGATGGTGATGGATCGTCTTCATGGCAAGTAGTCCCTGTTCCATCGACTATTACAGTTGCAGATGAGTCTTCAGATACAACTTGTTTCCCACTATTCTCAACGGCTGCTACAGGAGATTTACCTCCAAAAACAGGAACAAATTTAACTTTTAATTCTTCATCAGGATTATTAACAGCTACATCGTTTAACGGAGCGTTAACTGGTGATGTTACTGGTAATGCTGATACAGCAACTGTCGCAACAGCAGTTACTGTTACAGATGAATCTACAGATACAAGTTGCTATGTTTTATTTGCTGATGGTGCAACAGGAAACCTTTCTGTTAAATCTGGAACAAATTTAGCTTTTAATTCTAGTACTGGTTTACTTTCACCATCTGCTTTAACTACTACAGGTAATGTTACTGTTGGAGGTGACCTTACTGTAAGCGGTTCAACTACTACAGTTAATACAGCAACACTTGAAGTAGAAGATAAAAACATTGAACTAGGTAAAGTCTCATCTCCTTCAGACACAACTGCTGATGGTGGTGGTATTACACTTAAAGGTGCTACGGATAAAGAAATTAAATGGGTAAATGCTACAGATAATTGGACTTTTAATCAGAATATAGAACTTACTAAGAGTGGTGGAAGTGATGCCGCTAATCTTACTGTTGTTGGTGGTGAAGGAAATGTTGCAGCTCTTTATCTAATTTGTGACGAAGGCGATGATAATGGTGATTACTGGACGATGCAAGCTTCTCCGGGTGATAATAACCTTTATTTTCAAAATAAAACTAGTGGATCATATGTCACTAAAGCACAGATAACAGAAGAAGGTGAAGTACATGATGCAATTGGTGACTTAAGAGCTATACCTCCTAACGCTACTACTTCTGCTTATACATTAGTAGCTTCTGATCGTGGTAAATGCGTAACAAACACAAGCGGAGGAGTCACTATTCCTTATAATGTTTTTGCAGCTGGAGATGCAGTTACAATTATCAACCATAGTGGTTCTGCTATTACTTTAACTCAAGGTAGTAATCTGACTCTTTACCATACACTAAACGGAGCTACGGGGAATCGTACTCTAAAACTGCGTGGTATGGCTACTGTATGGTATCAAGCACAAAATGTTGCATATATTGGTGGAACGGGGTTATCATAATATGGGGATTCAACAAGCTTTACTTGGAGCAGGGGCGGAGGAGCCTTATGCAGGAGATAGTCAACAAGCCTATACTACGCCGGGTAGTTATACTTGGACAGCACCAGCTCAGGTCACTTCTGTTTCTGTTGTCTGTGTAGGAGGCGGAGGAGGTGGTGAAAGAGATGCTTCCGCAAGTAATATGACAGATGGTGGAGATAGTTATTTTATAAATACTTCAACGGTTTGTGGATATGGAGGGAACCACGGTGGCAGTTTTACTGGTCAAGGTGTGGGTGGTACACCATTGAATAGTTTAGGTGCAGGTGGAGGTTATGTAGGAGATGGTGGAGGTAATGGTGGAAGTAGTTTAGATGGTGCTGGTAATGACTTTTACGGAGGCGGTGGTGCTGGTGGATATTCAGGTAATGGTGGTAATGGTGGTAAAGGTGATGGAACTGGTACTGTCCAAATTGCAGGTCAAAGTGGTTCTGGCGGCGGCGGCGGTGGCGGCGCATGGGGCGGCGGCGGCGGTGTCGGAATATTAGGAGAAGGTTCTAGTGGTGCTGGTAGTCCAGCGCAAGCTACACCCTCAGGTATCGGCGGTTATGGCGGATCAGGCGGAGGAAACTCAGTCGCATACGATAACAATATTTATGCAGCAGGTACAAATAGATCTGCTGACTATGGCGGTGGTGGTGCTGGAACTTATAGTATTAGCGGCGGAGGCGGAGGTCTTGGCTGGAAAAATAATATCAGTGTTACTCCCGGTCTTGGTTATACAGTTGTGGTAGGAGCAAGCGGAATAACAGGTCATACTACTACAAACTATTTGTTACATGGTGGTAATGGTGCTGTTCGTATTATTTGGGGATCAGGTAGATCCTTCCCTTCTACTAATACTGGTGATGTTTAATATCGAGACTTAAATGGAACTCCCATCCATAACTTTACCTGATGCTTTGACTATTCCGGGTGCTATGGATATACCTACACCCACATTAGAAAGACCAACAGCAGAAATACCTACGTTTCCACCTATAGTTATAGCTCCTAGTACTTTAGCACCTCCTGTAGGTGTTATTACACCAGAGTTTGAAGAGTTAATGGAAGAGGAGCTTCAAAGAAAACAAGAAGGTAAACCACCCAAACCAAAGCAAGAAGCTGCTGAAGTTAAACGTATAGATATACCATTCACTGACCTTACGTTTCCAGTTCCCAAAGAAGAGATACTCGTGACTGCAGGAACTACAGCGTCAGTGAGCGTTATTGCCACCCTTACTGTGACTTCGTTATTTAAGCAAACTGTTAAAGTAATGAAACCTATCATTATGCAGATTGCAAAACG